AAATAATCAAAATCTCCAAGTCCACTTTCTCCTTCTGGAGAAAAAACTGTTGGAGGATAAAATATTTCTTTTGTTACGGTTATAGATGGGGCTGCTGATGGAATTCCTTCTTCACTCCAATACCTCACACTATCAATTTCTAAGGTCTGGCTTGCTGAATCTCCTGTTGAAAGTCTGTCCACCATGAAAAATACTTTTAAATCAATATCATCAGGGATGTTTTCTTCATTTGTTTTTACAATTACTCCATCTCTTAACCAAGTTGTTTTGTCTCCTTCAATTATTATTTTGTGATCATACCAAGTGTTGTTAGTCATTGCAACATTTGCAGAAGTTGTTGCTGTGTTGTCTTTTTGATTTTGAAGAATTAAGTTGTTGCTGTTTCCATCATTTGTTAATAAAACATGATCACTTCCAGAGGCTCCGGTTCCATCTGCATCAACCCCCATGCTGAGTTCTATGTCATCGTGATCTGTATTGATTCTGGTTCTAAAAGTTAGATAAATTGTTTTTTTATCAGTTAGAGAAAGTGTTTGTGTTCCGAGAATTTTTGCAGTCCCAACCGAAGCCCCTGTATTTAAAGTTAGAATTCCATCATTTGTCGTCGCTGTTGAATCTCCTGAGGTTGTCACAGTCCACTCTGATTTTATTGAACCTCTGAAATCATCCTGATAAGCAACGTCATCATATTTATCTTCAATTACTGCTGGCTCTTCTGGTCTTTTTCTTCCTTCGAAAACTCCAGTATCATCATCATCAAAAGAAGATCTGAATCTCGACCTTATTCTTGGGATTGATTTTATTGGCATTTTAAGCCCCCGTCAGATAAGTCACGTTTCTATTTTCTTTTAGAATTGCTTCAATTTTTTCCATTCTCCAGGCATGAACATCCATCATATCTTCTGCTTCTTGTCTTTTTGTGTAGCCTGCCATGTTGTAAGCAATTAAGGTTATCGCAGCATATCTTGCAGCCCACTCGCTCAACATTCTTTTCACATCTTCATTTAAGGCTGCGTAATTATCAACAACATTATAATTCATTAGATTGCTTAGAAAACTTTCAGCTTGTGCAGCTAGGATGTTGTGATTTGCTTCTGTGTCTCCAGTTGAATCAACATTCTCTCCTGCCATTAACGCAATTTCATTCTCTGTCACGATTGTTCCTGTGTATGCCATGAAATAACTAGACAACGTACAAATTTAAACCTTTCTCTTTTACACACCAGCACATTCTAACCAATGCTTCCGCGAGATGGTCGTTTTTCCCTGAAATTTTTCCATCAATGATTTGTATGGATTGCAAACTTTTTGCCATTTTCTCGTCGTGAACCAGGTCAAGATTTCCCTCTTCCATCAACCTCAAACAATTTGAATAAAGATCTTCTTTGAAAATTCTTTTATATTTCTCTTTGGATTTGCTTGCATTATTCAAACCAAGAACTCTTCTTTTTCCATATCTCTCTTCAAAAATATCTTCATAACCAACCCCCATTCCAGAAGGATCAATAAATATTTTTCTTAAATTAAATTTGATGTCTAGTTTGTCTGTCATCCCCAATGTTTCTCTCATCCTGGAAATTGCTAAGGTATCATTATGGATATTTCTAACTTTATTTCCAATCAATTCTCCAACGCAATATGCTTCTTCATCTGCACCTAGTCCACCAAAATCAATTCCTAAATAAAATTTTCTAGTGTTGGTAATTTTTTTATCCCAAAATCTAAAATTCATCTGTTTTAAAATCAGATCTGTTGGAAAATATTGACCAGCTTCATCAAGAAATTTTGCCATGTATTCCTGATCAAATCTTCTCTGCCCCATCCTCTCAAGCTCATCATCTAAAAATTCTTGAGATAAATGAGGGCAATCCTCATCAGCTTTAATCACAACTTTCCTAAATTTTTCATTCTCAAAACATTTATAGAAATATCCCCTTTTTCCAAAAGCTGTTGAACTCAAACAAATCCAACCCTTCCCTTTACTCCGAGCAACAGCAAGCATCGGAATCACGGAATCCCAAACAAGCTCAGCAATATAACCAGCTTCATCAGGATAAAGAAAATCAATTGTTGCACCTTTTGCAAAATATCCTGTTTTACCGACGGGAAATTTCTGAACAGTTGATCCATTATGTAAAGTGAGTTTTGATAAAGTTTGTCTGCCTTTCAACTGATTTTTTTCTGCTAAAATTTCTTTAACTTTTTCAAGCAAAAAACTTTCCTGTCTTTCGCTGGCTGCAATTATAAGAGAAAACGTGCCCTGATATTTAAGGGCTAATCGAGCAATCCTGTGAGCCACTGCAATGCTTTTTCCGACTTGTCTACCTCCAACAATGCACTGGTCTCCCTCGAAATCAACAATCTCTTTCTGCCATTTATAAAGTTTCATTTTAAAATAATTTTTGCTGTCCTGGTTTATTTCCCATCTCTTCGAGCTCCTGCCTCTTTGCTGAAATCTCGTGGTCTATCTTTTCTTGCCGAGCTTCAAATCTTCTTTTTTCATGAAGCCTCTGCTCTTCAGGGTTTTCTCCGATCAACATTCCACTAATTTTTTTAGTCATTTTTTCTTTCCTATTCTGAACATTGCAACATTGATGTATTCTTGTGCAACTCTCCGACTCACCACAAAATGCTCCATTATAATTAGCAGGAGTTGTTCATAATCAATTTCTCTTTTTTGTTTATTTGCTTCACAAATTGATCTTTCAACATAATCAATCCTAGCTGCTCTCTTTTGTGAATTAATTAATGACGCATCCATACACACACACAAACACACACAACTATATAAAGCTTTTGGTTGTGTCCCCTGAGCAGACCTTATTCATGTGTCCTGCCTTTTTAGAGAAAAAATCAACATGAGCAGTAGAGCTCCATCTACGAAGTCCCTTTGACTGCTCCAAATCACTCGCTTTTTATTTCGGAGGGAGGCATACCCTCCAGTCTCGGAACACACACTATAAGAGCATCAACTCCAAGCTTCTTTTCTTATTTTGCTATGGAGTTTGAGTTTGAGAATCATAACTAATTGACGAAAACGAGCTTTATAAAAGAATCTTACAACTCTGAAGTAAGGACTCTAATTTCGTTCCACCGAATAACTCGAGATTGGGAAATTTCTCTGGGATCCGGGATATTAATATTACTTTAACATTAAAAGTTGCTATTATAACCTTATTTTTACCTATTTTTACACTTATTTTAACCTTAAATATTCACTATTCCATAATAATAACATAACTATCCTTAGATATCCATTAAATAACGGGGGGGTGGTGGACTGGGACTTACTGGGGGAGCTTAAAGAACTCTAACATAACTTAATTGTTTAGTGGGGGAGGGGAGGGTGCAAACTAATTTCACGGGCGGGGTGGGGTGGTGGGGAGTGAAAGAAGTTTCGCCCGAGGGGTGGCGGAAGGGGCGGAGGGGAGCCAGGGGCGAGGATAAGATAAGCGAACGAAGTGAGCCTATTGGGGTGGGGTGAAACTAGTTTCGCGAGGGGAGGGGGGGAGGAGGTCGTGCAAACTAGTTTCAATCGCTACACTGCGATTGGGGGAGACGGAGTCGAGGCAACGAGCGAGCTCAAAGCGAGCGGATAACACGAGCGAACGAAGTGAGCGAGTGCTATTTCGCCAGCATAAGTTCAGTGGTGCGATAAAGAAGGAGACTGCGATAGCACAGCTATCGCAAAGCGACGCAACTTTATAAACCTATCTGAACGTTGCTGGTTTCACAAATCCAATCTATCAATCAACTTCTGGATATCTCTTCTACTAACTACGGGTTCATCGTCCCTATAATTTCCTAGGGGAAGCAAGTCCAACAACAACTTCTTTATCTTCTGTATTTCCATGATCATGATGGGGAGAAGAGAAGGATGAATAGACCCTATAAAACTCCCCAATAGCAATGGGCAGAATCGAACTACCATCTGAAGCTTATGGGGCTCCTGTCTTGACCATTAGACCACACTGCTTTATTGTAGTGCAACTTGCTCTCTCCATTCAAACCAAGTGCCGTAATCTTCATCTAACATCTAACTCCATCCTCATTACAATCCATTCAAATATCTCAGGCCGATTAATTCGAAGCCACTGAGCAAACCAGACAGGATGCTGGTGAGCTGAGTATCTGCCTAGTGAATGATGTTGGAAGCAAAGCATCATCCCATTCCTTAAATCCCATCTAAATTTAATAAACTGCTTAGGAATGAGATGGTGGGCATTTAGAACTTTATGTTCAACACCAGGGCCGCACACCTGGCAAAACTTGTCTCTTTCTTTGATTGCTTGTCTCCACTCTCTATCAAGTTTATTCTTCTGCTTCTTTGTTAGCTTTTGCTTTTGCATCTGCGGCTTCCTCCTCAACAAACTCTTCTGCTGTAGTATTCAAGCACCTGATAAGCATCTTGTTTTCTATGTGAACTATTTCGAATTGCTTCCCGACCCAGTTCTTAGAATCTTTACCCCATGCTTTCTGTGCCATCTTGCCAGCTTTCATTCCAGGAGTCCAAGTCTTTTCCTTACCATCAATCTCCACAGGGATATTCAAAACTGTTTTAGTTTTGCCCTGGAAGGTAAGTTCACCATACTCGCCCTCTCCTTTTATCGTCGCTATTTGGCCGTCTTCAGTAGAATCGATTGTGACGAAATCTCCGCCAA